GAATTTGATGGTGCCAAGTTTAATGAGGATAAGAATAAGTGGATACCGGGTGGTGTACGATGGACTTGGGGAATAACCGGGGAGATTCAGTGGCGCGATCATTTAATGGGCGTCAGGTTATTGGGTCAAGGAGTTCTATGCGACGATAATAAGGTCTGGTATGCTTGTTTAGATATAGACATTTATGATATTGATTATCAAGAAGAAATGGATAGGATCAGACGTAGTAAACTACCTCTGGTTGTAACTAGGACTAAGAGCGGTGGGCTCAGAATTATAGTCCTATTTCATGAAGCAATAGAAGCAGATTTGGTGATCTCGAGGATGCGCAGGGTGGCAGCATCTTTGGGATATGCAGGCTGCGAAATCTTCCCCAAACAGACAAGCTTGATCGTAGAAAAGGATGATTGCCCTTCGTGGATCTATGTCCCGTTTGGTGGGACACATGAGATGTTCGCGGAACAAGGGTGTATGACTGATAATGGGAATCTAATGGAATTGGCCGATGCTGTGCAGCATATGAAGGATATGCGGATCAGCAGAAGTACATTCATGGAGATGTTTGCTGAGGAAGAAGCTGCAAAAGCTAATGGGAAAGCTAATGGAAAGAAGCATCCACAAGGAAAATGGGTGGAGGAAGAATCTTATAGTTTAACTCTTAATACAATGTTCCATGATGGTCCAGTGTGCTTGTGGATTATCTCTCATAACAAATGCCGGGATATGCAGAATAACTTCTTGTCGAATGTGTGTACATTCCTAAAGAAGAAATATCCTGAGAATTGGGAAAAGGCATTAGAATGGGTCAATTACAATGTCCTTCAGCCGGTGGGGGATAGGGATAAGCTAAATGACATGATTAAGCGTAGGCATAAAGACGATTATGAGTACACCTGTGGTGATGAACCTATCCATTCATCTTGTGTCGCGCAAGCGTGCCGGAAGCAAAGATATGGAGTAGGGAATAATGGTGTTGATAGTTATGAATGGGGTATGACGATTATAAACAGAATTCCACAGACGTTTATCATAAACATTGGTGATAAACGAATATTGTTTGAAGCTGGCGAACTATTAAATCAAAATACGTATCAAACAAAGTGTTTGGCCAATGGACTTCCTGTTCCTAATAATGTGGATAAGAAGGAATGGATCAAGCGAATAAACTTCAATAGTCAAGATGCAACGATGGTAGAGCCGAAAGGTGTCATGCGGACTGGTGCATTTGAGATGGAATTGATAACTAAATTTCTTTCTTTCTACGTCCCCACATTTATGCGAGTCGGCCCTAAACCAGCGGATGCCGTCCGTGTTAAGGAAAAGGAAAGGAGAATATACTTCAAAGGTGATGTTCTAATGCGTTATTGTTTGGATATCCTTTCTAAAAGGGAGCAGGACAGAATTCGTGAGTTTATAGCAGATGAAGAGAACTGCAGATATCATGATCAGTATGATGGTCGTGACTGGTTTCGGTGTAGATATTCGATATCATATGATAAGTTCGATGAAGAAACCCAAGACAAATGGTTCAGGCCAGATGAGGGAGTAGAAAATGATAGACACGATGGACACGAGAGTTGAGTATCTAACAGAAGATCAGGTTCAATTACAAGAGGAAATGGAGAAGGTTGCATATGAAATTATATATGAATCATCTTATGGTGATGATAAGGCACTAATGGCAAAGTTCGTGGCACGAGACATTTCTGAAGAGATTATAGAACGAATGGCTGTATGGGGGTGGAGGAAGGGATGATGAGTGATGGGACTCATATCTGATCGTTCATCACGACGACCGATTACCGGTGGGAGCGTCGGTCATCTTCTTGCGACTCTGCGACTGATAGAACGAAAGGGTGATGCGATGCTGCACAAGATAGCAAATAGTGGGCAGTCGCCCAATCATTTATGTCATGATGGTGGGCACTGGTCGTTACTGAAGGTGAATGCTCAAAAGCAACGGAATTATGTGAATCTGTTGCAAGAGTATCTGCCGGGGATGGAGTCGTATTATCCGGTCTATAGTAAGATGAGTAGGGCTAATGGGCATCGTCGGGCGGTCAAGGTTGAGCGTCCAGTTTATCCGGGGTATCTATTCATAATGGTGGCAGATGGGAATATGAGTGGTCCGGTGAGTTTGCCGGTGAATGCAAGATGGGTTCGGTTTGGTGGTGTGGTAGAGGCTGTTCCGGACTATGTGGTAATGAAGTTAAAAGAGCTGGAGAGGGCTAATGAACTCGTCAGGGAGGTCAAATATGTCAATCCTTATTATCCTGGGGCAAAGGTGCGAGTGCATCTGCCGGTGGCTGATTTGGCTGCGGTCATTGTCAAATTGGTCGGTAGAGATAGGGCTTTGGTTGATACGGAGATGTGTCGGGTTATGGTCCACTTGCATCGGTTACAGGTGGTTTGAACGTTGTGCTTGGATTTTTGATATTGTAGCTGTACAAGCTGTACAGATTGTACTTCCTGTACTAACTGCCGGGAATCTGTACATGCGAAATAGATCTGTAGTAGCTTATAACGCGCGCCTGAAGTGGTTGTACAGAATGTACAGCTTGTACAGTAGTGACGAATCTTGCTATTGTTCCTGCGAGCGCGCGTACACGCACAGTAAAGGAAAACACTGTACATCTTGTTGTACCACCCTGAAAAAGATCGCTTAGAATCACCATCCCGGCAACCCCAAAAATAGGGCTCCCCCCATGCCATTCAAACTCTCTAAAGACGAGCTCCAGATCAGAACAGAACTGATCGAGGACCTGATCCTTGCAGGGGAAGAAATAGACAAGTCTGTGTCTCGGTATAACCGCGACGTCGAGTCTCTACGTTCCCCGGTCGAAGCTTCAGTCTCCAAGTTCAACGAAGTCCTCACCAAGGCCCGTGAACTCTGCTCCGGGATCGCCACAGAGGCAGAGCAAGATCTTGGAGACAAGAGCGAGAAATGGATGGAATCAGAGAAAGGGATCGCTGCTCAGGCATGGCAAGAATCATGGGCCGAGATCGTGTTAGATGATGTAGACTATCAATGGCCAGATGAGCTTGAAATCGACATCCCTACTTATCCTGATGATCTTGCTGGTCTTCCAGATGAGGCAGATGAATCATGACCATAGATCAAGCGACAGAGATCCTGTACGAGGAAGTATCCCGGCAAGGGATCGCCATGAATAGAAACGATTGCGAATTCATGGCTCGTCGTCTCTTAATGATCCAAGTCCCGGAATTCTTATCCATGAAGCCTGGAGACGTCGCTCAGTATCATAGGACCAGATACGAGCATGACTCGCCTTCGGCTCCCATTGCAGATCAGGGAGATCCAGATCCTTAGAATCTCTGACTTCTTTTCCGTGAAGGAATCACGACATGGGATTCTGGTGGGGAATGACAATCGGGTTTCTCATTGGATGCAACATCGGGTTAATCCTCATGGGATCCCTGATCCGCATGTCATTGACATTAAGGAGGGACGATGACGATCTTCCCGGTAAGTCTCGGAACAAAGGTCCAAGACTTTAAGATTATAATGATCTTGCACTCAGGACAAAAAAGGGAGCCGAAGCTCCCTCTCCTCATTTCGATAATGTGAGTTCAACTATCATGTGGTCATACTTATCTATGTCGGAGCATCTTTCCACCATGACTGGACGGTGTGCGACTAGATACGCAATCAGCGATAACCTTTCTGCTACCGACATCTTCTCGGTATTTGGAGCATCAGTCATGCAGACTACCTTGGGCTCATCAGCCTTGGCCGGGTGACCAAGAGCCAAGAGCATCGTGGCGATTAGGATTGCTTTCTTCATGTCCTTACCTCCTCACCAGTGCGGGACATCGAGCCGCATTATCTCTTGCTATCTGTTCGCCCGAGCGCCCGGTGCTGGTGACGAGAGCAAGAAGGGATGTACCAAGTCGCCGATAGGCAACTCCTACCTCGTGTTGCGCGCAATCCTCGTATGAATTGGCGACCGATTTAAGCGATGCCCAGACCGCAAGGACCAGTAGACTTCCGATAATCAACTTCTTCATAGTAGTCTCCTATTCTGGTTAGAGTTTCGTTTAGTCTTCCATCCCCGGCAAAGGTTCCTGCTTCGGGAAGTACCGTTGGCCGTTGATTTCAAGGAAGTCGCCCCAAGTGTAGAGCCACCGGAGATGCTGCATCGTGTCGCTGTCGTAGTACCCGATTTCCCTTGCATCTGCAAGGATCTCGGCCACTGTGCTTATCGGCTTAACTCGAAGCACAAATTCAAATAGATCCCATGCCCGGGACTTGGGTCGCCATGGATTGTGAGAACTGATCAAAATGACTGTCGCATCATATGGAAAGTTCTTGCACCGACGGAACGCGACCTTGTGTCTCACGGTCGCGCTTGGCGCGATTGGCATATTCAGCTCATTCATCTCCTTGCTCCTTCGGGGTTGCACTGTTGTAAATATAACACAATATTACGCGAAGCACAAATTTTCTAAAAGAAAAAGGGCGGGGTTTCCCCCGCCCTGAGTCGCTTAGGCTTCCTGCGGAGCCTCGATGCTGATGAACCCATGCTCCAGGTCCCAGCGGAGGTCGTTGCGGGCAAGCATTGCACCCGACTGGTAGGCCTCCTTGTGAGCCGCAATGTATTCGGCCACGGTCTGCACTTCCTTGTGCAGACGGTTGAACCGCTCTGCCGACTTGGACTTGCCAGACTCGCCCTTGGCCTTGGGCTTGAGGAGACGGACGATTGCCGAATCCTGAAGCACCGACTTGGGCGCGTACCGCACCTTCTTGGCCTTGGGCTCGACGGCCGATTGGGTTTCCACAACCGGAGCCGGGGTGGTCTCGACCGATTGGGTTTCCACAACAGGGGTCTTGGTCTCTTCGACCTTGACTTCCGGGTGCTGTTCGGCCTGCACGGTCTTCTTGGTCAAACGCTTAATCATAGTAGTCTCCTATGGCCTCTTGGGCCGGTTTTCGGTTAGGGCCATCCCCTAACCTGTAAAGCATTATACACGTTGATGTGAGGACTTGCAAGTTCTTTGATAATGCAAATTTGCATTCCTCACATGCACTAATGGTGGGTATGATCGCTTAGAACTTCTCGGCCAGTTTATTCAATTCCGCTTGCTCTTCCTTGGTTAACAGATGCCAGTGAGCCGCGAGGTTCTCATGTCCTACATGATCATGAGGACCACTGTCCTCGAGATTAGGAATTCTCTTCTGGTGCGGTACGATCTTTTCCCATAGCGATTGGTAAAGATCTTTGCTGACTCCTTCCCAACACTCGGCAACTTCATCGGCTCGTGTGTATTCAAATATGCCATTGGGCTTCATTGTGATCTCCTTTGTTGCAGCGCAACAAAAAAGGGCGACCCGAAGGCCGCCCTGATTGGGGTTACAGAACGATTGCGTAGACGTGACCGCCACGCTTGCGCGGCTGAGGCAGCTTGGTGATTGCGCCGCCATTGAGGATGTAGGCGATTACGACCGCGTTGAGCCACGCGCGGGTACCGAATTTTGCGTTGGGATTAGACATGGTAGACCTTGATGATTGGGGGTTGATGGGGGGAAGGTGGGTGTGGCCCGAAGGCCACACCCGAGGCACATTACCCGAGGGTAATGAAACCGTGCTGCAAGTCCCAGCGCAAATCGGCCCGCGCCAACATGCCCTTGAGGCCAGCGGCCTTGTAGGAGGCGACGAACTGTTCGACGGTGATGCCAACCTTGTAGAATTGGGCATACCGGGCGGCAGACTTGCCCTTTTTGGGATTTGCCGCAACATGGGTGATGACCGCGTTTGGCATGATGGCCGTGGCGGGTGCATACCGAGCCTGCTTTGCAGCGGCGATGGTAGCGGTGGACACTGCGGGTGCAGCGACGACGGGGGCGACAACAGCGGTATTTGACTTTGCCATAGTAATAGACCTTTTAGGTTAATGGCCCGAGGCACCATTGCCCCGACGACCATGTAAAGTAATATACACCGTTTTTGGAGTAATGCAACATGCTTTACAACTATTTTGAGCATAGCAGATATGCATATATGCATATCATAATATTATTTCAAATATGCACCTATATTCGTAATAATCTTTCAATATACATGGTATCTTCGCAATAATATTTCGTATTTTATATTCGCAATAATATTTCGTTTTTCGGGCTATGTTCGCAATAATCTTTCGTATATCGGCCCCCGTTCGTAACAAAATTTCACAGTCAAAAAGTTGCGGTCGCCTATATACCTGTCAGCCATATTTTGAGATGAAAATCCAATTTTTGAGAGAAGAGCAAAAACCGATGGTAATATTCTACCTTTCCTCCCCAAGGTCCACGCTCCACGCTCCCCTAACCACTCCCCAGACCCCCTGTAACAATTTGTTACCATCCCCAAACCCATCTTTTTGCCTTGTACCCCCTTGTCAAGGACCTACAACCTATGGTATGAGTCCATGACTCATGCAGACGAAGTGTCTGGAGCCTTCACCTAGGTTCATGTGACCACGCCTGCGCTCCCTCCCGGCAACCCGCCGGAAGTGCGAAGCTCGCTTCTCATTACAGCACGAAAAGATGAACATGCCTTGGCAGACTCCAACGGTCATCCCTCCCGGCAAGAAATCATTGAGCCGGATCCGGCGGAACCCGCATACAACGACCCGACCCTGTCACCGAAGGACTTCCTCCTCGCGGTTATGCGCGACAGGCGGTTGCCCCTCGCTGCGAGGATAGAAGCAGCGACGAAAGTTTCGGTCTATGAGCACGCGAGGCTCGCTCAGATCACGCAAGATATGACGATCGGGGCGACAATCAGAATTGAGGGCGGACTCCCGCTTCTTCCCGGCACCAACATTATCATGCCAGATGCGGATGTATCTTCCACTACATCCGCATCTATGCCACCAAAGAAGGGCAATGGTCACGACCCTTCTACTTGATTAACCACCTTGGCAGTCGCGGAGTTACGTCTTTCATCGCTGGCTTGTCATCATCGTCCACAACGTTGACGATGACGTTTCCTCCCCGGTAAGCTCCACGGTGAGCCCAATATGCGGCGAACTTCGCAGCTTCTTTTACTGACATTATCAAGGCGATGTCTCCATCAACTTCGGTCTGAATAGGTTCCCATCCCTGTTCAGACCCATCTTCTTCTTTATGTGTCAGCATCCGTTTGATGACCCACTTTACGCCTTCGAGGATAAGACCAAAGGTCAGCAGCACCACGTACTGGTCCCGTCCAACATGAAAATCGGACCACAGGATAGTTTCTGACCATAGGCTGATGGCCATCAGGACCGAGGCAATAAAGAAGCGACCTATGAGCAAGTTGAGCAGAGCGACAAATGGACCGACAAAGGCCCAAATGCCGGTGAAAACGAGAAACCCGACTAAGCATCCTAAGAGCAGTGGCATAGTTTCATCCTCCCAAAAGTAAAACGGCTAGAATTACTAGCCCGATGATGACCAAAACAGCACCAGTTCTATCGCCACTGCCTCGTTCTGGTCCATAGCTGCTTGTTCGATACGACAGTCCACTTCCCGGCAAGGAAAAAGTGTTCATAAACATCTTCTTCCTTCGGTTGCTCAAGTCAGCATTGACATGAGCACCCGGCACTCCCCCGGTAACACTGAATCCTGTTTTGGATACGTTCAGCTTTAAGAACTTGTTGCCGATCCTTTTCTGAAATCTCCAATGTCCCATTATGCAATTTCCTTTTCTATGTGGGCTTCCCCGCCTTTGGCCTTCACTTCCGCTACAAGATCCTTTGCAGAATCCTTATAGCGGAACTTGCGCGGGAAGTAGTCGTCGCGGAAGTCATCGACCGTAGGTTTCTTGTCTAACACAACTTTCCAATTCATAGTAAACTCCTATTTGTTTGTTCCTGTATGCCATTTGTAAAGTATATTACACCATTTTACCACGAACCGCAAGCGTGAACTAACATGGACGTGATGGATTTTAAAACCCAATACGATGCTGGCCGAAAGACGCTAGGGACGACGACCCCTACTCCACCCCCGGCTATACTCACTTATTTGTACAGAGCCTTTATGCCTCATAAGAGCAATAATGAACCCGCTGCTCTAGTCAAATATACCTATGGAGCTTTCCCTGTGCTACCGGCCCAGAGTCCTAGCTCTCCTCCGATCGTACAATGACGATTCACCAACCACCAGAACGACTTATTCGTTTACCGCAGTTTCACCCCGGTCAGGTTGATGCTTTCAATGTTCCCGCTAGATTCAAGGCCCTGCGGTGCGGTCGTCGGTGGGGCAAGACGCAGTTTCTGAAGACGATAGCCTGTGATTTCGCGGCCAAGGGTGCTCAGGTCGGTTGGTTCGTACCAAACTATCGCTATGCATCAGAAGCTTACACTGAGACTGAAGTTACGTTGGAACCGGCGGTGTCCTCAAGCTCCCGAAATCTTGGGATTTTGAGGACAAGTACAGGTGGACGCATCGAACTGTGGACCTTGGAAGATGAGAAAGCAGGCCGGTCCCGTCGTTATCATCTCGCAATTATCGATGAGGCCGCTTTCACTAAGTCCAATGCCATTGCGATTTGGGAAAAGGCTATTCGCCCAACTCTTCTGGACTATCGTGGTGCAGCGATTGTCGCCTCTAACACCAACGGAATCAATGAAGAGAATTTCTTTTGGAGAATCTGCAATCTTCCACAATACGGGTTTACTGAATACCATGCGCCAAGTCACAGTAACCCATTTCTGCCTGCGGATGAGCTTGAGCGACTAGAGCATGACAATCACCCGCTCGTATATGCCCAAGAATATTTGGCAGAATTCGTTGACTGGTCTGGTGAAGCATTCTTTTCACAAAATAATTTGTTGACAGATGGTAAACCGGAGCCATTTCCTTCACGCTGCCTTTATGTGTACGCAACGCTTGATACAGCGGTCAAAACCGGGAAAGAAAATGATGGCACAGGGGTCATCTATTGGGCTTTCGAACAACTTGGGGATGAGAGGTGGCTCAAGATCATTGACTATGAATATTTACAAATTGAAGGTTCCCTGCTCGAACTCTGGTTGCCCGTTGTTTATCGAAATCTGGACGAGTACGCCATTCAGTGCGGCGCTAGAATGGGCAGCAAGGGATGTCTTATTGAAGACAAGGGGTCCGGATCAATTCTTATCCAACAAGCCCGCAGACGAAATCTACCCGTTGCTGAGCTACCGGCTAAACTCACTCAACTTGGAAAATCAGAGCGGGCCATAAACGCGAGCGGCTATGTCTATCGTGGTATGGTAAAGATTCTTGAGACCGCTTATAATCGCATCGTAACGTATAAGCAAGTGACGAAGAATCATATGCTCGGGCAGGTAATGGGATTTCGTATTGGTGATACAGAAGATCGTCCTGATGATTTGTTGGACTGTTTCACCTACGGCGTGGTCATTGGTCTAGGTAACTACGAAGGATACTAATATGACAGATGAGACTCAAAACACCGCTGAGAAGACTCAATCTACTCCTCTTCCGCAGTTCAACCCTGTGTCGTCCATTGTGCGGCGTGAGGTTCGTGCGCCAGTCACAAGAGGGATGCCATCGACACGTGCGAGTCATAAGAATTGGAAGCGGACTATGATGCTTCTCAAAGCGTTGGGTAAGCGTCCATGACCGATCAGCAACCTGAACCACTCGTTGCGGTCGCTCACACGGTCACTTCTGCCAGTGTCGGCACGGTTCTTACGGCTGGTGCTGGCTCAATCACTGCATTTACGATGGCCCAGCCAACATCTGCCTCCACAGATGAGTCAACTCCGTTGACCTTGGTCGATGCTGCTGCGGCTCCCACTGGTCCAACACCTCCTCCTCATACGATATTCTCCGCAGATCTAATCGCGTTGGCCTGTTTGAATGAGCCACGACCCGGAGTTGCTCTTACTCCCGGCATGACGGCTCCGACTTGGCCGAAGAATGTTCTTGGACCAGCAGCGATATCCATTCCGTTTACGAATGGATGCTTTGTTCAAAGTTGTCCCGCTAACACGACATTCACGGTAACTTGCTAAATGCCTTCTCAAGCATCAGTTGACACGACCCCCGGTAACGCTCTTCAAGATCTTCTTGTTGCGCCTGATATTGTCCCCGGTGATGTGGTTTCTTATGAGACTTGCAAAGAAATCTATTTATACCATCCACTTGGGGCAAGGATCGTTGAAGGTCCAGTCAGCCTCGCGATGGCGCAAAAGCGGAATATCAAGGTCCCTGATAGTCCAAGTGAGTATTGCGTAGATGCGTTTAATGACGAATGGCGGAACATTGCTGGTGATTATCTTGTGCATAATATCCTTACTGTTAGTCGGATATATGGCATCGGTTCTATTGCACTATTGGTAGATGGAGTTAATAGTAATGAATCTATTGATTACTGGGATCTCCCTGATCTTAATATTAGCTTCAATATCTTGGATCCTCTTAATACTTCTGGGAGTCTTGTTTTGAATCAAAATCCCAATGCCATGGATTTTATGAAATATCGCCAAATTTCAGTAAATGGTGTCATTTATCATGCTTCACGAACAGTGACGGTGACTAATGAAAAGCCTATTTATCTGGGGTATACTACTTCTGCTTTTGGTTTTGTTGGTCGGAGTGCTTATCAGCGTGCCTTCTATCCCCTCAAATCTTATATTAAATCACTCATAGCAGACGACCTTGTTGAAACTAAAGTCGGTGTTCTCGTCGCGAAGATTAAACAGCCCGGCAATTTCGTTGATAATATCATGTCGTGGGCGGCTTCTTTCAAGCGGTCTGTTGTAAAGGAAGCCGAAACAGGAAACGTAATCAATATCACGCCGGACGAAGATATTGAGTCGTTGAATATGCAAAACCTGGAGGGTCCTCATGTCCTCGCACGACGTAATATACTTGAAAACATTGCGAGTGCAACCGATATGCCGGTCAAGCTCCTCACCCAAGAAAGTTTTGCTGAAGGATTCGGCGAAGGTTCTGAAGATGCCAAGGCAGTCGCCAGATATATGGACCGTTTACGTGAGACTATGGATCCTATATATCGATTTCTTGACCGAATTGTCATGCATCGTGCTTGGACCCCCGAATTCTACGCGATGCTAAAAAAGAAATATCCAGAAAAGTATGATAAGACGACCTATAAGCAAGCCTTTTATGAGTGGGCTAATAGTTTCCAAGCATTATGGCCTTCTTATCTAAGAGAGCCAGATTCAGATCAAGTTAAGGTTGATGATACTAAGATGAAAGCTGCTATTTCTGTTTATCAGATTTTGGAACTTTCTTTTGATTCTGAGAACAAAACAAGACTTGTTCAATGGCTTGCTGATGCAGTTACGAATAACAAACTTCTGTATTCCAGCCCATTGAACCTAGATTATCAGAAACTATTGAAGAATTTTAAGAAGCTGGAAAAACAAGATCAAGAAGAACGTGACGCAGCGATGATGGGCGGCGGACCTGGAGGTGGTGGGAAACCTGGAGGTGGCTCTGATCCTCGTGAAGTCATGATTCCAAAGGTGAAGATGGCTCGGGCCGATGAGGTAACTTCAGAAGCGCGAGTCATAAAGCTTTTAGAGCATCTTAATGGCATTGCCAAGTGAAGTCGCAAAGTCTCTGAGTTATTTGCGGCGAAAATAT